TCCCCACAAACTCTAATTAAAGCTTGTAGGGATGATAAAAGGACACGTTTTAGGTTGTTATCTTCATCGTCACCTAAACGCATCCTATCTTTGAATTCTTTTAATATTTCAGGTGTAATACTTTCCTTTGTGATGTTCATTTACATCACTCCTTATTTTCTTTCTCCGCTTTAGCTTCTACAAGCTTTTCTCTCAGTTTTTCAAGACCAGTGTTTGGGTGTACGGAACCACCCATAGATTCTAATTCTGCTTTAATTGCGTTTTTCTCTTCTTCCTCTGCAGCAGCCTTTTCTTTTGCTTCATGATCCGTTTTCTCTTCATCAGTTTCTACTACTTCGATGAACGCATTTTTGTATTTAGGATGAGGCTTAGATAATTCCTCAATTCTATCCTCAGAAGCATTGTAGTCACCTTTTGGATATTCGTCACCTACGTTATAAAATGTATTATTATCTTCTTTATCTTTGAATTTATTAATTACTTTATATCCCATTTTCATCTACTCCTTCTATTCTATTTTTTAGAATTAGACTGCTGGTGTTGGTGCAAAGTCGATATCTAAATCATAAACAAGAGCTGCTTTGTTATCTTTTGGTTTACCGTTAGCAAACTGTTTGATTGTATAAAGTATTGCATCTTCAATAGCAAGTGTTTGATCGAATTTTTTCAACTTGTAACCGCCTGCGATAGCTGCTAAGTAACGACCTTTTACAAAGAATACTGCTTTTCCTACTGGAATTTCTTCGGATTCCACAACTTGAATGTTGTAAGGTAAAGCCATAATCCATTGTCCATTAGCAGTTTGAATTGTATTACGCGCTTGAACACCGATTGCATCTATTGGATTTACTACCATAACCACTTTATTTAATACTTTAAGTGATTTACCATCAGCATCAGTAGAAAGAGCTTTTACAACTCCATAAAGTTCACCAGCAACGATTGTCCCTTTGTCTGAAGGTTCGAAAGTTAATGTGCCAGAAGATACCTTGTCTGTTACTGCACCTGTATCTGGGTTTACATCTTTCAGTAAACCAACTGGCTCTTGTACATTTGGTCCTCTACCGTTTACATAACCAAATTCCAATCCCACAGAATAAGATTCAACAAGTAAAGTACGAACATAACGTTCAATCCATACTGGACCAAGTACTAACATATCATCTGGAATAACCGCAAAGGCAGTAAGTTTGAATTGGCTGATTGTCTCTTCACCAAATGCAGCATTTACTTGTCCTTTAATGTCCCCGAACAATTTACCCCAAGCATAAGCCTTAGTAGGGTCAGAAGTAATGAATCGTGTAACAGCTCCTAAATCTTGTAATCCTAATGCTTCTAGTAATGGGTGTTCTTGAACAAGGTCCTCAAATACACGTTCTTGTGTAGTTACAGGAAGAATTGAATCGTCTTTGAACCCACCATCTATCACTGCTGCATTAAAGAATTTAGTCTCTTCAGAAGTTAAAACATTTTGTCCGCGTTGTTGAAGAATAGAACGGTCTAGCATTTCATCATTCACTTGGCTTTTAATAGCAGAAGAAACTTCCGTTTGAAGTGCATTGAAATAGTTTTCGTACGCTTCAGTTGTTTCCTTTTCTGTTACTTCCTCTTTCGATAAAACTGCTGTAAGTGCTGCTTTAGCATTTTGGAACGTTTCTGATTTGTTGAATTTAATTGTCATTGTTTAATTCCTCCATTTTTGTGTAATTAAAAAAGCCTTACTGCTCTGTTTTGTTTAACAGGAGTTGGCTTTTCGGGTTCTTTATTTTTAATTTGATCTAGCTCATTTTGAATTGCTTGCATTTGTGTTTTTAAATTAGTGATTTCTTCATTGTCCTCCACAGTTGATGATGTAGCAGTAGCGAAGCCAATTTCAATTGCTTTTTGTGCACTAAACCATGTTTCAGCATCTACCATGTTACGCATTTCTTCACGTTCAACATTAGCTTTAGTCATGTAGATATCAATGATTCCATCCTCTAGGTTGTCTAAAACATCCGCTTCTTTACGCACGTCCGTTTTACTACCCCATACAATACTGCTTGCTTCATGAATCATAATCATTGATCCCATACCCATATTTAATTCATCTGCTGCCATTGCAATAACTGAAGCTGCTGAACACGCCCAACCGTCAACATTAATAGTTACTTTTCCATCATGTTTCTTCAAGCGGTTATAAATAGCAATACCGTCAAAAGCGTCACCACCAGGACTATTTAAGTTGATAACAATATCACCATTAATAGATTTAAGAGCATTATCAATATCCGCAGCTGAAACTGAATCATCCCACCATGAATCTCCGATAATTCCGTAAATCGTTATTTCTGTAGCATTCATTGTTTCATTTTGAATCGTTTCGAACTTACGCTCAACTTTCTTCAATTGCTCAATGTGAGACTGGTTTTTGAAGGACTTTAAAAAATCCTCTTTCAAATTTCTACGCATTATTCATTCTCACCTCCTTCAATGGACTGTGTCTCAGTATAGTTTTTGGTAATATAGTGTTTGTCCAAATTAGGATCATCTGACCTTTCATATCCAGCTTCATCTCTAATTTCATTTCCAGTGAACGCACTTGATGAAATAAGCTTATCTACTGCAGTAGCTAAATCAAATATGGTTTGATATGAAGGTTTTCTTACATCAACGGACTGCCCTTTTAAATATTCATCCTGTGAAAAAAACTTAACATTTGCCTCTTCCTTTATTTTTTTCAACAAAGGGGCAATAGTAAAAAACATATAGTTCTTCGTCTGTTTCTCTACATCTGCCATATCGCCTCGCAAAAGACTTACTGGTATACCAAGGGCAAATGCAATTTGATCTAAGAATCCATTTGTCACTTTATTAATTTCATCTACGCTTTGTCCAGATAATCCATTAGCTGATACTTCCTCGTATTTGATCCCTTTTTGTTGAGGAACGATAGCAACATCTTTTGTGTCGATTGCTTTGTACATATTATTGATAAACTCTTGAAGTTTCGCTTGTTGCTCTGTTGTTTTTGCAGAAATCATATCCATATCAACGGTTCCGCGAATCTGATTCTTTCTTTTCTGTGATGCGAGAACTCTACCAAATAGCTCACCATAATCCACGAACAAACTGTCAATCAAAGGACCTAGCTTTTCATTGCTATAACGCAAATGAATTACATCTTCTTGTTTAAAAGATGCTTTGAACTCGAACCCTTTTACTACGACATTTGAAAATATATCATCATAGACCGCATATTCTTTATGAGTAAAGCTATCAGCAATTAATAGATCACCATCATCTGCTTGGATAATTAAACATTCGTTTTCATAAATGAGCTTTTGAATAAACGTTTGCCAAAATGTACTTGCAGTCTGATTTTTATTAGGCCTTATGTTCAAGCGGTAATACAATTCATCTTTAACGAAAGTATCTCCATTTTTAACTCTAAACTCTGATTGACTAATAGTTCGTCCAATAAATGATACACACGTATCTATGGCCAGTTTCTTCATATGAACTCGATTAGATGTTTGTTGAAATAACTCCGCATCAAACATAAAACCCAGCTCACTGTTCCGTTTAAAAATTACATCTAAGAATCCCAAATTTTATCACCCCCTTTAGAATTTAATATCACCGATGAAGAAGCTGCTGTCTTCCACAATCTCATCTGCTCTGTATAGTCCATGTACAAAAGCCTGGAAGCCATCTGTTTTACGTCGAATCGGTTCTTTCTTCAAATACTCCTTGTTGCCATCTTTTTTAATAAAGACCAGCACATTGTTTGTGTACCAATTCATTAAAGGATTATCTCCCCAAATAATTTTTCTGTTCGCAAATGCCATTTCAATACGTGGAGCTAATAAACTGTGGATGGCTTTTGGATTCCTCACCACTTCCACTTCAAATCCTTCTGCTTCAAAAAGAGGTCTTAATGATTCCATTCGGAAATTATCAGCAATAATTTTTTTGATGCTATATAGTTCACGCATCTGTACAAACCATTGAACAATTGCATTTGGATCTATTGTTTCTGCATCTATTACAGTTAGAAGACCTTCTTCTTCCCATTTACGGATAGGTGCAAATTTTTTCTTCCCAGCCATTTCCGCGTCATGTTTTTTTGAATAACTATAGAATTTATCAACAAATTCTTTACGGACGTATGAATGCGTTTTAAAAATATAATCACCTTTGTCGCGGAACAACAAGCCACATGCAGCGAAATCTCGAATACTGGCATAATCCAGACATCCGATACATTCACGTCCAATTAATTCATCCTCTGGAATAGGTCGATTAGTGGCGATAATTTCTTCCCATTTCGCAACTGACTTTTCTAGATCCGTAATAGGTAAATTCATACGCTTAGTCATGAATTCTTCACGATTGGAAGGGTCGTCCTCTAAATCCTCATACTCTTCAAATATCGTGTCAAATAAACCTTGTGCGTAACCGCTACGA